CTGTGTACGCTGGAACAGGTGCGATAACTGCTAACACTACTGTTAGTGGCACTGGCTCTGGTAGTAACTCTGGTAGTAACTCTGGTAGTAACTCTGGTAGTAACTCTGGTAGTAACTCTGGTAGTAGTACTACTTCAACTGCTAAAACTTACGGTAGTCTAGCAGAGGCAGCTAAAGATGGTCAACATGGTCAGGCTGTTAATATTGCAGGTAAAGGTCTTCAAAAAGTAGAATTTGCCGATACAACATATGATGCTAAAATGGCAACTGTTTCTGCTTCAAGTAATAATGATAATGATAATAGTAGCAGCAGTAGCAGTAGTAGTAGCGATGGCGGTGGCTGTTGTTTTATTATGTTAGAAGCTCGGTATGGAAATGGTACTATGGATGAAGTAGTACGCCGTTATCGTGATGAATACATGACAGATCGTAATCGGCGTGGGTACTACAAACTTGCAGAAGTACTTGTACCCTTGATGAGAAAGTCTAAAGTATTTAAGTGGGTAGTAACAAAAACATTTGCTGATCCTTTAGTCGCATATGGTAAATATTACTATGGACAAGGTAAAGTAGGTATGCTATACTCTCCTGTAAAGTCTTTCTGGATGAAAGTATTTGATGTCATTGGTGGCGAAACGGAGTTTATTAGGGAAAATGGAGAAGTTGTATAAGACACCCTACAAAAAAGAATATAGTGAAATATACAATGACATATACTTATTAGACAAAACTCATTTACAACACACACAATACGAAATTGACTTAATAGAGTACTTATGTAAAGATAAACAAAGTTGGTTAGACATTGCGTGTGGTACAGGCTATCATTTAAATAATGTAAAATCTAATGTAGAAAAGTTTGGGGTTGATCGTTCTTACGACATGATTGCTTATGCAAAAGCAAACACAGCTAGTAACATTAAGTATACTACCTCCGACATAAATAATTTTGTACCTAACGTAACTTTTAACGTAGTGACATTTCTTTGGATGGGGTATGTACATCAACCTTCTTTATCTAAGGTACTTGACACTATTAATATTGCTTCAGAAAAAACATCAAAAGATGGTCACTTTTTAATGACGTTTTGTGATCCTTTGTACGTTTTTGAAAACAGTCCCGATAAAGGAATTTATTGCGGTAGGGGCAATATAAATTTTGATGGTCTTATTTGGTCGTACTCCGATGAAATAAACAAAATACAATACGAAAATCTTATTGCCCCTAATAAATTTAAGATATTAGAAATGTTATCTGATAAATACATTAATGTAGAAGAACTAGTATACCCAAAAAATAATGACATGTATTGGAAGAAATCAGCATTTCTTTTTAAGGAGAAAATATAAATGGAAGAAGATGACACATTCGATACTTACATGATGGGTGTATCAAATAGAATTGATAAGCTATCAGACAAAGATAAAAATACCTTAGCCTCTCTAGCTGGTAGTAAAGTAGGAAATGTTTTAATTTCTGTTCTTGGGCCAACTATGGCAATACTAGGTGAAGGTATTCAACCTGTAAAGAAACGTGGTTTAGCGGCACGTAAGTAATTCGCTATATATGCTCTGGCTACTCATCCCCCTACCAACACTAGGCTACGGTGGCCCCAGTTAGGAAAACTAAAATGAACGATACTATTATGGCAGAAGAAATGCAAGCTCCAAATAAAGTAGCATTTGCAAACCGCAAGTACACTAATGAAGAAAAACGTAAGATCGAAGAAGATGAACTAGAACAACTTATTGCAGAACAGAACGGCGAAACTAAAACAGAAGAAGTTGAAGCTGAACCTGCAAATGCTGAAGAACGTAGCTTTAAGAAACGTTACGGTGATCTTCGCAGACACATGCAAGAAAAAGAAAAGACTTGGGACGACAAGTTTAAAAACATTGAACGTCAACTTAAAGAGTCTACTGTACAAACTATTAAATTACCTAAGTCAGACCAAGACATTGACGCTTGGGCCAAAGAGTATCCAGACGTAGCTGCTATTGTAGAAACTATTGCAATTAAAAAAGCACGTGAACAGTCTGCTGGCCTTGAAGATCGTGTAAAAGAGATTGATGAAATGAAAGCTAGTGCTCATCGTGAGAAAGCTGAAATTGAATTAATGACTGCACATCCTGACTTTGGTGAAATTCGTGATAGCGACCAGTTCCATGAGTGGGCAGATGAACAGCCTAAGTGGGTACAAGATGCGCTATATGAAAACGATAATGACTCACGCTCTGCATCTCGTGCAATTGACTTGTACAAATCAGACATGGGTATTAGAACAAGTAAACCTGCAAACAGTAAGGATGCGGCACGTTCCGTAAACAACCGTACTGATCGTAGTAAGCCTGACTCAAAAGATAGTGCAGGCGTATTTAAAGAATCGCAAGTAAACAAGATGACACCACAACAATATGAAAAGGCTGCTGATGCAATCATGGAGTCAATTCGTGGTGGTAAATTTATTTACGATATGTCGGGCAATGCTCGGTAAAAGCTATTGACATATAGATTATATATGATATAACTATATGTATGATATAATATCGTTGGCCCCTATATGGTTACCCAACGTTATTAAACCTAAACTTCCGCAAACAACATAAAGCTTTCGGACAACCTAATGTCTCATGGCCCGTTTTACTAGAAGGTTGGCCGACTTTCTAATAAACGCACCCTAGTAGAACTTAGCCTCTGTATAAAGTCATTAGTCGTTTGCATCTGTGTCTTATGCTAAGGAGAAATTAACATGGCATTTTCGACAGCCGCTGGATATGGTAACTTACCAAACGGTAACTTTTCACCAATTATCTACAGCAAACAGGTGCAACTTGCATTCCGCAAAGCATCTGTCTGTGAAGCAATCACCAACTCCGATTATTTCGGTGAGATTGCAAACATGGGTGACTCAGTAAAAATTATAAAAGAACCTGAGATCACTGTACAAGCATACTCTCGTGGTACAACTATCACACCACAAGATTTAGACGATGAGGACTTCTCATTAACTATTGACAAAGCAAATTACTTTGCTTTTAAAGTAGACGATATTGAGGAGGCCCACAGCCACATTAATTTCCAAAGCCTTGCTTCGGATCGTGCTGCTTATCGTTTGGGTGATCAGTTTGACCAAGACGTACTTGGTTACTTGACAGGCTTTAAACAGTCTGCTGTTCATGGTAGCCCCGATACTGTAAATGCTACTGTAAATGGTAGTGTTGCGGTTTCAACTGCAGGTACTGACGAACTATTAGCATCAATGAAAATTACTGCTGGTAGCTTTGGTGGTACTGATGGTGAAGCTCTTGCTCTCCAGCCTCGTACTGGTGGAGCTACTGATTCAACACCTGCCGCTGGCGATACTTTCCCACTAACCGTCATTGCACGTATGTCACGTCTGTTGGATCAACAGAATGTGGATACCCAAGGTCGTTGGTTGGTTGTAGACCCAGTATTCATGGAACTTCTGAAAGATGAAGATTCACGTTTGTTTAACGCTGACTTCGGTGGTTCTGGTCTTCAGAATGGTCAAGTTGGAACTAACATTCATGGTTTCCGTGTATACACATCTAACAATCTTCCTACAGTTGGTACTGGTCCGTCCTTTACAGGTACGAACTCAACTGCTAACTTTGGTATGATTGTAGCTGGACATGACTCAGCTGTTGCAACTGCAGAGCAGATCAACAAAACTGAGACTTATCGTGACCCAGACAGCTTCTCGGACATCGTTCGTGGAATGCATCTGTACGGACGGAAAATTCTTCGTCCTGAAGCCTTGGTTAACGCCAAGTATCATTTGGCATAGGGGGATATAAATTATGGCTACGTACTCATCTAGTTTACAAGCAGTCCACCGACCAACTGCACCAGCACCATACTTACTTAGTAATACAATTGATATTGCAGTAGAGAATGTAAATAACGCTGCAGCACTAGCTGCTAACGATATTTTAAAAGTCTTTACTTTACCAACAAATACTATGATTATGGCTGCTGGTTTTGAGGTCACTGCACTTCTTACTGGAGAATCTAACGATACAACATTCAACCTTGGTATTACTACCGCCTCTACTGGTGGTATTGCTGCTGATGTTGACGAGTTTGTTGCAGCTATGGACACAGACGCTATGGCGGTTGGTTCCTATGCTACTATGATTCCCGGTGTTTATCCAGCTGTTGTAGGTTCAACTGCAACTACGATAGACCTAGAACTTCAAGCAGCAGGTACTGCACCAACAGGCGGTAAAATCCGTGTGTGGTGTGTCCTGATGAACATTGATGATCGAGGTAATTATAGTGCTTCTGAAGCACAACGTGACGCACTTGCGTAACTAAACTAATGAGTGGGCTGCTTAACTGTGGCCCACTTATACTTATGTATAGAGGAATGATTTATGGGTATTACTACAGCAATGTGTACAAGCTTCAAGAAAGAATTACTTGGTGGACTACACGACCTTGACACAGATACAATTAAACTAGCTCTTATTAAACCTAGTAATAGTGGCACATATGGCGCTGCTACTACCAATTATTCAAATGTAACAGATGCTTCTGATGAGTCTTCTGGTACTAACTACCCTGCAGGTGGACAAGCTTTAGGTAGTCCTGCTATCACAGTTAGTGGAACAACTGCTATGGTAGACTTTGCAGACGAAGTATTTGTAAACGTGACTACATCTGCTGTCGGTTGTATTTTATATAATACAGCAAACTCAAACTCTGCTATTTGTGTAGTTGACTTTGGGGGTACAGTAACCGCTGTTGCTGGTGACTTGACTATTGAGTTCCCTTCGGTTGGAGCAAGTACTACTATAATTAGAATAGCATAAAGGTCTAAGCAATGGCTGTCATTCGTCTTTCGGCAAGATATGGATCAGGTAAGTTTGGTCTTTCTAAGTACGATGAAGAGTTTGTATCTATTGCGCTTACCGGAGTTGTTGGTACAACTGCTCTTGGATCAGTAACACTAGGACCCGTAGCAGTAACATTAACTGGTGTATCTGCAAAAGGCTTTGTTGCAGTTTCTACAGACGAAATAGAAGAGGCTGCAGCACTAGGAAGTTTTGATTCAGTTGCATTTAGAACTTCGTTACTTGCAGACTTTGGTGTGGGTAACTCAGTTACTCCTACGGGCGTAGCTGCAACAGGACAAGTACAAGCTATTACCACAATACATGTGGAAGCTGGTTTAATAAGTCAGGCTGGTACAGGAGCAATTGGTGCTTTATCAACAAGTTCTGTTATATTTGATTTTGAAGCTGTAAGAGAACAATACAGTAGAAGACGTTCAGTTACTGTCCAGAGGGCTGCGTAATGTCTACAGCAGCAGAAAGAATAGTACGTATAGCTGGAGAAACTAGATTAGTTATTGTAGAAAAACATACGACATCTGCAGATAGAACTGTACATGCAACTGAGGTATAATAAATGAGTTTTCGTTGGCCTATTAAAGACCCTGATGAACAATTAGATTATAGTGTAGATTGGTCACGTTTTCTTGTTGACGCAACTATATCTAGTGTTGTATGGTTTGTTAAGACTAATACCTTTAATACTAAAACTACACTTGCAGGTGGTCAAACTCTTACCACAGCATCAAGTAGCGCAGTAACTGATACTATACAAAATGTATCTCAGACTAACACTACTACAGTAGCTACTATTAATATTGCTGGAGGTACAAATAACGCAGAGTACACTTTCTTTTGTAGAATGGTTGATAACACAGGCAGTCAAGCAGAGCGTAGTATTAAACTACGAATAAAGGAACGATAGATGGCGTATGATTATATTGGGTTAGTTAATGATATTAACCGTAGGCTTAATGAAGTAGAACTTATATCAACTAATTTTATTAATGCTGTAGGTGAATACAGTATGGTAAAAGATTCTGTAAACTCAGCTATACGGTTTGTAAACCAGCATGAATATGAGTGGCCTTTTAATCACGTTGAGGCAGAAGAAACTTTAACTGCAGGTATAGTGCGTTATGCGTATCCTCCAGATGCTAAGTCTTTAGCTGTTAATAGCTTTCGTATTAAACGAAATGCTACATTAGGTAATACCACACGAAGACTAGCAGTTATGGCTTACGAAGAGTACTTAGATAATCATGTAGACGCAGAGTACAATACAGCAGATAACACACGTTCTTTACCACGTAATGTATTTAGAACGCCTAACTTAGAGTTTGGTTTTATTCCAGCACCTGATAAGGCGTATGAAGTAGTGTATGAGTACTATAGACTTCCTATTGATTTAATT